ATTAATTGATGCCGGATCGCTAGAGGATGTAACGCCTGTACCAAACTTCCAATCGCCGCAAACAACAGGCAAGGTAAAACCGAGACCTAGCGTCATTGCACTGGTACGCAGTGAAGCGTCAAACGTGCCAATATTCCAGTTGGCGTTAAATGTTACAGTTCCTGCCGCTCCAGCGTTATCAAAAACAGCAGTGTCTTGAGCCAATGGGAAATTGTTGATGTCAGGCGTGCCACCTGATCCAGTAGCCCAAGCAGTAGCACTCCAGTTCTGTGCGCCAGAAAGATTCCAATACACCGTCTTTGGCGCAGGGAACGTGATGCCCGTGTTACCACCGCAGTCACCTGCCCGTGTAGGCGATGCGCCTGATGCTGCGCCAGCAAGGTTGATGTCGCGGAAGTCGCAGTCAATGGCAGAGATGGCGTTGACCGTTAGGGTGCGCGGAGTGCCGATGGTGTTTGAATATAAGAAAACGCGGCGTGTTGGGGTTGCGCCCGCGCAAGTTAAAGTTCCGTTGACTGTTTGATTATTATGAAATTCAAAAAATCTAACTCCATCTGTTGTTCTTGGAATAATAGATAGATTATTAAATGTGTTTTGTCCAGAAATATACGGATTAGTCCCAGAACCACCGGTAAATGTTACTGACACATTATAAAATGTTAGTCCACCCCCAATCATTGTCGGGGCTCCTGTAAATGTTATCTGTGACGTGCCAGCATTAAATGTAAAGTTAGTTGCGTTAAAGTTTAACGCCGAGCCGCTGGTGGATAGTGTTACAGTACTTGATCCAAGATTTACAGTCCGTACGTTAGTATTAGAGGACGATAAACTGCTGGCATTTACCGCATACCCCGCCGTAGTAAACGTACCGTTTGTCACCGTCAGCGAGTTTGAACCAATGTTCAACGCATCAGCAAGTTGTACTGTGCCGCCGTAGGTGTCGATGGTGATGGGGCAAGAAAATGTTTTACCTGCGCTGGTGATGGTTTGGGTAGTGCCGCCGGAGAAGGTGAGTGCGGAAGTTCCGGAGATTGTTGTTCCAGAGCCGTTTATCCAGTTGCCGTAAACTGTATTAGGAAAATTACTATTAAAAGTAAAGCCAGTTGTCCTGTTGCTCATGTCTAACGTGCCAATCCACGGTATTGCAAAACCTGTGGTGACAGCCGATATTGAGTTGTTATCAATAACTGCCGTATCTTGGGGCAACGGGAAGTTATCTAAGTTAGCCAAACCGCCTGAACTAGTAGCCCACTGGTCAGCAGTCCAAGCGGAGTCTGCACCGCTTCTCCTATACACAGTCTTAGGCGTACTGAACGTGATGCCCCTGCATTCACCGCGATTGCCAATGCGTGTTCCGCTGATGGGGGCTGCTGTGCCACGGACGTACAGACCACGGAAGTCTGCGTCTGTCAGGCTTGGTGCAGAGTTGACCACGAGGTCGTGTGAGATGCCATAGTTGGCTGTGGTGAAGAATACGCGGCTGTTACCTGCTGTGCCTGTGGTGGACAGTGTGCCGTTGATGGTTGTGCGGGAGTCGAAAGTGACGGTGGTTACGCCAGCGGTGGATGGCGCTGTGACAGCAAGATTGTTGAATGTGTTTGCGCCGGTAATGGTGCGAGTACTAGTTGTTGCGGTTGTAAAAGATAAATTATAAAAAGTTAAACCTGCGCCGCCTGCTATTGTAGCTACGTTACTGGTGTTGATAATAATGTTAGATGTTCCGGCATCTAATGTTAAATTTGTAGAAGTCCCTGCGTTAAACACTGTACCAGAAACAGCCAATGTAACTGTGCTTGACCCTAAATTAATTGCCCTTACGCCTGTACCCGTCGTAGAAATTGAATTTGCATTAATTGCGTAGTTATTTGATGTAAGCGTTCCAAAATCAACAAAAATAGTTGACCCAACTATCAAAGCATCTTGTAAAGTAAAATTTGCTGTGGATGCGCCAGTTCCAATAGATAAATTTGCAGATGTTAGTGTTTTCCCTGCTGATGTAATTGTTCTTGCGCCTGAAGTGGCGGTAAATTGAATTGTTGCATTATACGAATACGTCATTCCAGCAACTGCTGTGAAACTTCCTGCTATTTGTAAAACTGAACTACCAGTAAATGTACCTGCGTAGTTGCCAGAACCACTAGTAAAAGATAAATTTAAGCAAGAAGCAGTTGCGGCTACAGTTACAACTCCAACTCCCGAATTTGAATCAAAAAATACATTATCGGCAGCCGTAGGGACAGACGCACCACCACCCCCGCCGGAGGTAGCAGACCAGTTTGTAGTGCTGCTTGTGTTCCAAGTGCCAGTTCCACCAACCCAGTAGCGATCCATTTTTACTCCTCAGTTGGAGGAGTTTCTTCTACCGGAGGAGCAGTTACGATGGCAATCCAGTTGTCCACGCGCTGCTGTTTCATAGCGTCAATCTGCTCGTCAGTCATGCCGTGGTCGTCAGGCAGGTGAAGGGCATCGCGGAAGACGCCGTGCGGTGTGTCAAATTCAAAGTCGATCTTAATCATTGCACATCCCTAAAAGTTTTGCCGTGGATGATGTTGAGCACTGTTTTCTTGCTTACGCCAAGTTTAACAGCAAGCTGGCTTGAAGTCAGCACAGGATAGTTCTCTTTGACATACCGCGCATCATCTTCGGTGAGCTTGGAGTTTGGACGGTTTGCAATTGGCTTGGTAACAGCTTCCTCTGGCGACATTCCAGTTCGGAGACGGTAGATGATGTTGCTTGGATTGCAACCCAGCTCTTTTGCCCACTGAGCCATAGTCTGGGTCTTGCCGCTTGCAGTTATCCAGTGGTTGTTGCGCTTGTTGTTTGCCTGCTCATCTCGCGTTGCCCAGCGGCAGTTTTCAGGAGAATACGGGCCGTCATTGTCAACCCGCTCAATCATGCCGCCTTCTGGACGCGATCCCATATCTTCTAAAAAATGCCTGTACCCTGCCGCACCGTGCCACCGTTGATCAACAAAAATGCCCCTGCCGCCATAGTGCGGGTAAGACTTGACATTACTGTTATAGCAACGGTTGTGCATTGCACGCCATGCATTAAGGACCAAATCCATAGAACACCTCCAAGTTAATGAAGGTGTATTCTACTTCATTTATGCTGCAAGTGAAAACTGGTACGTAACGTTCAATGTGTCGCCAGAAACCACACTGCGGTCGCCGGGAGACTGGAAGTCAGCGGCAGAAAACAAAGTGCCTGTAGAACCACCAGCAGTGCTGTTGCTCACCAAGAAAGCCCCACCCACAGTCTGTGTTGCATTGATTGCAAAAGAAGCAGGAGATGCGCTGTTGGTCACAACTGATGGGTTGGCATTGGTAGCCGCAGCAAAAGTAGCGGTAGGACGAGCGCCAGTGTAAGGAGTTACCTCAGTCCAACCAGCGTGAGATGACATGGTGTCACCAGCGGCAGGGGTGTTAGAAGCGCCAGCGCCGTACAGACCGATATACCAAGTGGTGATCTGGGCTGTGCTGGTTAGGGCCGTGCCAGCCATGTACTGCAGGCCCACGTTTACCACAAGGTTCTGTGACTCAGCAGACCATTTGAGCAGGCCGTCTTTGTCGTAGCATTCCATGCGGAAGCGACCGGTGGCCTTAGCCACTTCTGTGTTCTTAGTACCAGCAACCAAACCGCTATTCACGGCATCAGAGGCTTTTGCAATTTCATTTGACATGATATTTCCTTAATTTGAAGAGCGAATTAACGCGGTTGTTGCCGTATTAGATGGCATGGTTACGAGGAAGGAGCTGGATGTTTTATCTGAGCCAAAGTCCAACACCGCCACCGATCTGTTTGCCTTGGTAACATTGTAGATCAAAGCGCACCGCGCTGTCACTGCCGCACCAAAAGCTGCATTGTTAAAGTTCACGTATGCGGTGTAGCCATCCGAATTAATGGTCACGCCAGTCAACGCAATCCCACCTGCCACATAACCACCGCCCGTCACTTCATTGGTAACGCTATAAACCGTTGTGGCTTCGTTTAAATCTGCGCTAGCTGTGTACAGAGCGATATTGAACGTGTCTGTCGTAAAGTCATGCACGGCCTGATACAGCTCCTTTTTGAAGCTGGTGGTTTGCGTTTGGACAATAGAACTCATGAAACTTGAACCCTAACCTGACCGTCGCGGTAAGCATCCATACGCTGTTTGCCATCACCCAAGTTCTTGAGCAGAGCAATCGCCTGCACATAGCGATCTTGATACAACTTAACCATGTCTGCCTCACCCTTCATGTAGGTGACTGCCTCGCACATCGTTCCATACAACAATGCAGAGTCAAAGTTATCACCCAACCAAGTCTGGCCAGCAGTCACAATGGATTCTGGGTAGTAATAGAAATGCAACTCAACACCGTAGTTGGTGTTGGGTGTAGGGCCAAGAATAAATGACAACTCTTTGGAATCAGATGTTGACGGGCCAAAGATGGCGTAGTGCTTTGGAAGACCCGTTGCAGATGAACTTGGATATGCTTCACGGATGAAGTTCACATCTTTGTTTAACAAATAAACATAGTCGCCGTTGGTGTCAATCACTGCCAAAGAATATGTAGACAGGAAGTCGCCGGGAGCGGATAAATATTTATTGTTTGCCGACAAAGTACCCGTCATGTTTCTACGCAAATTGGCGATCTGAACAGTGTTGTAAATACGCTGCTCCGCCTGCCGAATGAACGTGTCCATATCCACCGTGGGAAACGTGTTCTCACAGTAATCTGAAACCAACGTGACGAGTTCGTTGTATGTCATGCCATCGGGCCTCTAGACATAAAGCCTTTGGTAGCTGCACCTGCGCCACGCATTTTGATACCAGAAGTTTTTGGTTCACCACCAGAAGATTTATTGATGTTGCCTACAGTCATATCAACTGTATCAGCACGGCTTCTGTTAGGACCAGAGCCAGGATTCTCTTTAGGAGCAACCTTCTCGCCCTTCATTGTGTGCGGAGGAGCGTAGACTTTGGCATCGCCAACTTCTTTACCCATCATCATTTTGCTGTATTTAGCCATGTTAGCCTCGCTTTTGGTTGTTTGCGCGAGCCATGTTACGGCCTACTTTACGCATTTCCATGCCAGTTACGCCGGCAGACTTCTTGCCGCCTTTTGTTTCTTTTGCAGAAGGACCGCTGTTAGGAAAGATTTGAACATCAGTCTTACCTTTTTTAGCGACACCGTCTGCTGATCGTGTATATGCCATTTTTAGCTCCTATGAAACTGTTACTGTACCAACAAATGTTGTTGCAACCAAGTAGTTGGGCGTTAAATACGCATCAAAACTACTAGATCCACCCACCGGAAACCAACCCCACTGGATGTCCCGTGAGCCACCAGTCAAATTACCCGCAGTATTCAAGCCCGCAGTCACATACGTTGTGTCTGGCCGTGGCTGATACAAAGCCTGCGGATCATTAACTGGATACATTCCTAACTGTAACTGAGGCTGGTCAGGATCCCAGCAAGCATCACATACTTTAAGTTGATAAAGCTTGGTCTTGATGACCTCCATCTTTAACTGCTTTAACTTGTAACGCTGACCACACCGATCACATTCAGCAATAGCATATTTACCGGATGCAAATGGAGTTGTCATTAAGAACCACCACCAATAAACGCTATACGAGGCACCAACCTCAGTGTAGCCTTTTCCCTATCTTCTTGAGCCGCTAGAGCATACTGTTCGTCATAGACTCTTTTGAGCATATCCAAACGGCCTTGTAGTTCAGGCACCTTCATGGCTATGTAATAGGCTAATCCGGCCGCTACACAAGGCAGGAATCGGAAATTCATATCAGATGTCTGTACACCGGCACCAGCGTCTTGGATGCGGCGCATTCTGTAATACACAAACTGGTACTGCTGTGAGTTATCGGGTGTAGGCCAGACAGTAACGGCAGGAAGTTGGGGCACAAACACCGCAGTTCCACTTGTCTGTGCGGCAGCTGTCGTATTATTCTGGCCACGGAACACCCCGCCCAGCACATTACCGCTGATGTATGTGTAGTAAATGTCTTCAGTGCCTAAACGAATAAATCCAGACCCAGCTAGTCCAACCACCGTACTAAGCGTGATTGATGTGTCGCTTGATGTAATGTTTCCACTAAGTACAGCGGTAGTAGGATTAGTTTCACCAGACAAACGCTGAATCCAAACTTGGATCGGCCTGCCTTGAACCAACTTGTTAGGGATCGTTGCATAAGTAGAAACGCTAATGCGGGTAATGCTCAAGTCTGCTTGAGTAGAAGCGTTATTTGCTTGTGTTCGGATCACATGGTCCAGCAAGTCAATCGTATCTGTAGGCAAAGCGTATGTGGCCAATCCGGGAGTCAGAGTAATAGTCCCTGTCTCAATCGTCCACATATTGATGCCACGATTAGCCCACTCAATGGTCATCAGGTTGAGAGAACGGCGAGCTGTGCGTAAGTCATAACCAGTACGCATCTCACGGCCAGCTCTCTCCCACGCCTCTTCAGCAAGCTCGGTGAACTCCATGTTAAAGGCTGTGGTTCCTGTAGTGGTCATTTCTTAGCCGTCTTTGCAGAATTAATGAACGCTTGAGCTGTAGGCGCGCCTTTAGAACCCGGCTTACGCATCTTCTCTTTAGAGCCAGCTGCGATACGTTTCCTCTTGGCGTTAATGTTGGCATACAAACCAACAGGACCGCCATCGGCGTACTCGGTAAAGTCGGTGTCATCCCTACGCTCTTTGCGTACACCTTTGGGCATCTTAGAGGCGCGCATAGCACCCATTCCACGGCTTGCCATCATGATTTAGCACATCTTTCCGCGAGTTTTACCACGCTCAGCAATACCATCACCACGCTTAGAAGCAGTCATGCCGCCGCTGGCTTTCTTGACAACCTTCTTCTTAGGAGCCGCTGAACCCCCATCTACATCTTGAGGGGGCTTCATGCCTTCAGTGAAGATGCCGCGATTCATTTTACGATCATAGTCGGCCAGCTCTTTGGCTGTAGGACCGCCTTGACGACCACGGCCGGCGCCAGCTTGATCGCGCATACGATCTTCAATCTCCAGCTCCATGTCAGTGGTGCCTTTGTATGTGTATGGGACTTCGGCCATATCAGCTCCTTAACACTTTCCGCCGCCGCGCTTCATCACAATTTGAGTGCCTTTGGTTTTGCCTTTAGTGGCAACGCCATCAGCCGCTTTTGTATAGCCGCCCTTTGCATAGGCCATACCGCCCATGTTTAGTTTGGTCATAGGCGCGCCTTTGTGCAAACGGCCTTCGTGTTTGTTGACGGCCTTCTGCATCATCTTCTTGTCCATTTTTACGTCTTCGTGTTTCATATCGCCACCTTTAGAAAATTTACGGCCTTTATCAGCCTCATTAAACTCTTTACCCACAGACTGTGGGACGCCTGCTTTCTTAGCAAACGCTGGGTTATGAGCCACCGCCGCCATGAAATTATGTTGAGCTTTACTCTTGCTTGGCATTAGATCATCTTTCCACGAGTTTTGCCACGCTGAGCTATTCCATCACCACGACTAGAAGCAGAAACTTTACCGCCACGTTTAAAATTCTTAGGACTCTCTTCTTCTACTTCTCTTCTAAACTTATCGGTTTCCATATCTGATAAACGTTGCTTAGCGCCTGAAGACAGTTCTACCTTGTCTCTATCATTAACTAATTTATCAATTATTTTGCCCAAGCCAGACTTATCAACTATTTTTTTGCCTGCGCCTGTCTCTTCATCAATGTATTGACCAAGTTTTGTACCAGCGCCTAAAGCATGGCCAGCTAAACCAGCACGGCCCATAGAACGCAACATTGCACGACCAGCTGCATCACGTTGTGACACATTACCTAAAGGAGATCTACGGCGTGAATCTGTTTGAGCTGGGCTTTCATTGTTACTTCTAACAATCCTATCCAAATCAGAATTTTGCGAAGCAATAACGTCTTCAAGCAAATTTGGTGTCAAATCTTGTGCGTTTGTTTGGTTAGGCGAACGATAGTCGTAACCTGGTCTTGCTGGTCTATTAAGGCGTCCCATCTTGCGTTCCTTTAAATTTAAACCATTTTCCCACGAGTCTTACCACGTTGAGCAATACCATCAGCGCGTTTAGAAGCGGAAACGTTGCCGCCTTTATTAAACTTTTTGGTCCAGCTCACTCCATATCCCTTGCCAACTTTGGCAGGCGATAACGTGCCTCCAGCTAAAGGCAGGCTTACGGCATCGCGAAGGCTTCTGCCAAGTGATGATGGCTCCCCAAAATTTGGTGTGCCTTCGCTTCTGGGTGGCGGCGGTGGCGGGGGTGGTGCAGGATTTCCATTTGACATGATTAGTTATCCTTTTTGAATAAGCTGGTCAATTTTTGCTTCAAGTTTGTTAAAGCGTTGGTCAATGTGGTTTGTAATGCGGTCAACTTCTGCTTGAGTAACGTTATCACGGGCAACCTCCTCACGGGTTTTGTTGAGCAATATAGTAATACGAGCCAGTTCCCTGAACTTCTCATTCACTATATAGCCCATAACTGACATTAACAGTGTTAATGTGGCCGACCAAACTGTATTCAGATCTAGCATTTCCATTTCCTCAATGCCTTATTGATTCGTGAATCTGGATCTTTGGCTGTTTTTGAGCTGGTATTTTTCTTCTTCATGCCTTCCATCCGGGCACAGAATGAGTCTTTTCGAGCTCCGCCTTCCGGCTGGGGAGGTTTCAAGTTCATGCCTTGCTTTTTGGCGGAGGCGCGACCCTTGGCATTTAAGCCACCAGTCGGACTCTTTCCCTCTTTCCTCTGCCATGCCGGACTCTTAGCCATAGAACACCGTAACTTTTGCCGCATTGGGCGCTGTACCGGGAACCGTAATGTGAATGTCTGTTGTGAACAGAATGCCTTGGCCGGGAATAGGCAAACTGATTGGTTGAGTGCCTGTACCAATATTGAAGCGCAAGCGAATAGTGCCGCTGGCACCCCCATCACGAAAGATAATATCCCCGGCCGTGCCTCCAGAGATGCACTGGTAACCTTTGAGTCGGTTGCGACCAGACACAGCAGTGCCTGTCGCCTCAATGTGCGCCGATAAAACGTCTGTTTGCATACCCATAATCAATCTCCTTTAAAAAAGGGGCCGAAGCCCCCTAGACTAATTAAGCAGTAGCTGGGTTAGCAGCGCCATCAGAACCCTTAACAACGTACTGGCAGGTAACTGTAGCCGCACCGCCACTGGCTGTACCAGCGCAAGCGTAGATCACTTGCACGATCAGGTCAGTAGAACCAACGTTCAAAAGAGTACCAAGTTGCGCGGCAGTCAACGTAGTGGTTGCACGGCCAGTCGCCAAAGGTGTAGTTGTAGCACCACCAACTGTGGCCAATGAAGAGCCACCAGAAGTCTGGATGGTGATTGTGTTACCAGTCGTACCAGCGTAAGCAGTCGTAATGTCAACAAAGAAGTTTATAATCTGTGCGCCAGCTGGGATGACAAACAAAGTTCTAGCGGTTGTATCGCTAACAGTGGTTGCGCCAGTTTGGCAAACAACAGTAGCGCCCATGTTGCGGATCGTGCCAGCTGTGGTGCCTGTTGTGTTTTTAACAGTGCCCAAGAGCCAAGGGCCAAGGTGAGTTGCGAATCCCATGATATTTCCTTACATACAAGTTAAGTGCATCAGTCTGTATGTCGTCAGCCGGGACTGCTTGATGCACCGGATAAGCCCGGATTAATATGTTTATACCACTCAAATAAATACAATGCAACAAAAAAGGGAGCCGAAGCCCCCTTTTTCTTTGCCGCTGATTAAGCACCAGCAGAGCCGAACATACCCAGAGGATCTGACCAGCCAAAAGAATAACGCTCGCGAGACTTGTAACGAACGTTACCAGTGTCGAAATCGCCGTCCATGGAGTTAGCCAAGGGTGAACGAACAAAGTGCTTCATGCCGTTAGGAACGTCTGTGGTCAAGAACCAAGCGTTAGTATCGGTTAAGAAGTGGTTAACGCAGTAACCTTCAGAAACTGAACCGTTGTTCTTAATTGCGTTAATGTCGTTGTCAGTTGTACCAACGCGCAACTCGGTTTCGAGCAGGCGGGTCGCAACGAATTGCAATGAAGAAGGAACAACCAATTTCTTTGGTTTAGCTGCGATCAACAAGCCACGCTCGTCTGTCCACAAGCTGATTTGAATAACGGCGGCTTCCAAGGAAGTCTCGTTTAAGTCGGCTGGTGTAGAGGGAACGTTACTGTTAGTACCGCCATTGATCAAAGGATGTGATGCACTGAACAATGCCT